CAAAATAGTAAATGGACTACAATACTTGAAGATTATACTCACCTTGGCAATACTCTTTATCATCAATGCGTTAAAGATCTTGAACCAACTTTAGGTCGCAAGCGAGCTAAGGAATCTGCTCGATTCTTTAAGGCTTATAATTCTCAAATTCAAGCTGATGTTATGTTTAATTGGCGCAGTTTTTATCACTTCCTTGAGCTTCGCAACAAGCCTGATGCTCAGAAAGAAATCCGAGAGATTGCTGCTGAGATGTTAAATCTAGTAAAGAATATAGAAGGCAACCCCTTCCAACATACAATCGCCGCATTTGAATTATGATAACTAAATATAATATTTTTCTTGATGATAATTTCGTTTTTGAGTGTAACATAGTTAGTGAACATAAAGAGTCCATTAAATCAAAGCGGAATTTATAAAATAACTAACAAAATAACTCAAAAAATTTATATTGGTAGTTCTAAAAATATTAGAAAAAGATGGAAAGCGCATAGAACTCTTTTGAATAGAGAAAAACATTATAATGAACATTTGCTTGCTGCGTATAAAAAATACGGAAAAGAAAATTTTAGTTGGGAAGTTGTAGAATTTATTGACGTTAATAATCTTCAAGAAAGAGAACAATATTGGATTGATTTTTTTGGAAGTTCTGACAGAAAAAAAGGATATAATTTATGCCCAGCAGCTTATTCGAATTTAGGACTAAAGCATACAGACGAAAGTCGCCGAAATATGAGTCTAGCTCATTTAGGTCATAAACATACTTCAGAAAGCAAAAAGAAAATATCAGAATCTCAATATAAAACTGTTTATCAATTTGATTTAAAAGGTAATTTTATAAAAAAATACGATTCTTTATTAGATGCTGAAAATAAAACTGGAATTCAACACCAAGCTATATCTGGATGCTGTAGAAAAATAACTAAAAGCGCAAAAGGATATTTTTGGTCTTTTGAAAATTTATTTATTGAATACAAAAAGAATCATTTTACTGAAGCTCCTTGGAGATGGAGGAGCATCAAATGCCCCAAAACCTTAAAGATATGGAAATCAATAAAAGAAGCAGCAAACGAATTAAACTTGACTATTCATCAAGTTCACTTTAAAATAAAAAAGGGATTATTTAATTATGTATAATTTATGGCTTGATGATATTCGCGTCCCAACCGATGTCACTTGGGTTAACATACCAGTTGATCAACATTATTCTGTTGTACGAAGCTACAAGGAATTTGTAGATTTAATCACGTTGAGAAGAGAAGTTCCAAAGTATGTTTGTTACGATCACGATCTAGCAGATATTCATTACGGCCACGGTTTAAATAACGATGATATTCCTTATGATTCTTATAAGGAAAAGACAGGATATGACGCAGCTAAATGGTTAGTAAATTACTGTATGGAGCGTGGAATTAAACATCCACCGTATGTTGTGCATAGCATGAATCCTATTGGTAAAAAGAATATTGAATCTTACATAGAATCCTATAATAAAACACTATGAATAATAAATTACATATCGTCCCTAAAGGTTGGGGATTTGAAAAGTGGATTGTAAATAATGACAAATATTGCGGCAAACTTCTTTATATTATTAAAGATCGCAAATGCAGTTGGCATTATCATAAAATTAAAGATGAAACTTTTTACGTTCAAAGTGGAAAGATAATTCTTTATTTTAGTGATATTCCTAAAGATCCAGAAAAAGCTAATAAGATTATTCTTGGACCGGGAGATCATTATCACATTCCAGTGGGATTGATTCATCAGATGTATGCGTTGGAAGATACCGAACTGTTTGAGTTTAGTACGCAACATTTTGATGAAGATAGTATTAGATTACAAAAAGGAGATTAATTATGTCATATCAATTAGAATTTAATTTCGAAACGCTAGAACAAAAAGAAAAACGTCTTAAAGACTGGCATGATCAACAAGTAAAGCTAAACAAGATGTTTGAAGGAAAAGCTAATGATTATTATATATATAATAAATATGTAGATCAGTTTATTGATTTTCTTCCTTATCGACTTGGATGGGGACTCAGAGGAAATTATAATGAATTGCGTTGGTGGATCAAATGCCAATACCAGAAATTCCGTTATGGAGTTTCCGATGATGAAGTTTACTCTTTAGAAACTAATATTGCTAAATATATGGTTCCTCGTTTGCAATATTTTAAGAAGAAAGGCAAAATGGGTATTCCAATGAAATTTTTGCCTAGTAATTATGACAATCTACAAGATGAAGATAGAGAAAAAGCAGAAAAGATCGGTGAAAAAGAAATTAATCGCATCTTGGATGAAATGATTTTTGCTTTTGATTATATTATCGATCCTGATAAGTATGTAACTTTTCCTAAATCGTGTAGTTGGGACATTAAAGATAAAAATTATTTCAATAGAGAAAAAAGTCTTGAAGCGAAACAATGTTGGGATGAATATACAAAAACATGCGAGCAACTCGAAACTCGTAAAAAACAAGGTTTACAATTATTCGTAGACCACATGGATATGCTGTGGATATAAATGAAACTCTTATTAGCAATATTATTACTTAGCTTAGTTTATGTAATTGGATGGTATCAAATTCACGGGCAATTCTTATCTGAATGGTTTAAGAAATATGAATACTATTTAATATGGATAAGCGTACCATCAACTTTAATATCTATTCGCGCAATCAAACTAATCAATGAACACTTCAACGGATTAATTTGGCCGAATAGAATACTTACATTCAGTATTGGCATAGTATTATTTACAGTTTTAACTTCTTATCATTTTGGTGAAAAAATAAACTTAAAGACGTTGACATTGTTATTTTTTTGCGCTAGTATAGTCGCGCTTCAAATATTTTGGAAATGAAATTTACACCCCAACAATACGAACTGATTTGCAAAACCCGTGATGAAATCAGAGATATGAATGCCAAACAGCACGCATTATACGACAATCTAACAAAAGAATTAAATATAACTATTTACGCCGAAGATTGGCTGTTTGATTATATTTATAATGAGTATGGTTCGATAGACGATATAGAAGCGAGGATGTAATGGACTTAACTTCAGCAATCATAGGACATTTAGTAGCAGATTATCTGCTGCAATTTGATTTTATCGCTGAAAACAAGAAAAAAGATAATTACATTTGTGCGCTTCACTGTTTAATTTGGGCGAGTTGCGTATGTTTAATGGGTTCTATATGGAACCCTACAGCATTTATCGTTTTATTTATAACACATTACATACAAGATAGATGGCAATTAATACCTTGGTACATGAGAACTATAGGGCAAAAGAATTTCACAAAACCACCTCTTGCACCGTGGTCATTAATCGTTGTTGATAACGTGTGGCACATTTTTACTATCTGGATAATATTCAAGCTATATTTAAACCAAATTTTTATTTAACTCATGATTGAAAAATCTATAGAACGTCTTCGCGCATACAATAAATGGCGTACCGGAGAAGATGACCGCACGATGGATGAAGTCGGAATCCAACCTAGCCAATTAACCGCAGATATTAAAACCGTCTGTGACGAACTCGAAAAACTAATTTCAATATATGCAAGTCGTAATTAATACTTCTTATAGTAATTTTGCTATAAGTCCTGATGCTATATCACTTATTCAAAAAAAGATAAAAAATCCAAAAGCCAAGTCGCAAATAAATGCTTATGCTTTTGATAATGATAGAAGCCATCCTTTACTTGTAGAAGCTGTGCAAAAACTTGGTGCTAAAGCTAACGGTTTGTATACTACATTAAAGATTGTGGAAATACCAGATGATGTTGAATGGCGGGTCGATGCAATAAATGGAAAAGAAGTTATCCGTGAAAAACATCGGATCTGGTCGTAAATGAAGTTGCGAATATTGAAACGAGCGGTTGAAACCGCGCACGCTTTATGCCCCACCAATTGGAAGAACGTAAACAATTCTCATATAGCTTTTCTTATCAAGAAAAATAAGATAGTTAAAATTGGTTGGAATAGAAAAAGAACTCACCCCAAAATCGCGAAACATCCGTATCACGATGGATACGTTGGTACTCATGCGGAGTTAGATGTCATTCTCAAATCAGGGCTTGACAATCTCGACGATCACTCTATGATCGTTCTTAGAGTTGACAGGAAAGGCCGTTTAGCTAACAGTAAACCGTGTCCCGGCTGTTTGAGTTTAATTAAGTCATATAACGTCAATGAGGTTTTTTATTCAGACACTGAAGGTAATATTGAAAAATTATCAAATTAACCTTGACTATGTCTAAGCATAGATTATTATAAACGAAATGATTAAAGATTTATATATGAAGAATATTAATGACAAGATACTTGTTCAAAGTGACGATCTAAAGTTTGATGGAAAGAATATTATTATTCCATCTTATTATGCAAGTATCGTTTATGATTACCTTGATAACGTAAACATAAAAGACATGAATCTTAATGATGCAGATATGCATGATTATTTAGCATTTTGTAGTTTCTTTGAAGCTGTAATAGATCACAAAGCTGATAAAGGAGGAAATTAATATGGGTATGTATAATAGTGTAGATTGTCATTGTCCATTGCCAATGCCAGAAGACCCAAAAGGTTATACTGGTTCGCATGGCTTTCAAACTAAAGATTTTGAATGTGCTTTAGATGTTTATATTATTGACAAAGATGGTCAATTGCTTATTGAACGTCGAGATACAGAATGGATAGAAGGAGATCCAAATGGCGAAGGCTTCCTAAGTAAAATAGGTCATTTAAAAACCATAAAGACTTGGCTTGAACCTTTGACCAATACTTGTACAATACAATTTTATGATTTTATTGATTCTAATAAGACTGATTATGATTACTTCATAACTTACGAAGCTGTATTTATTAACGGCAAAATGTCTTCAGTAAAGATTATTAATTTCGAAGCGAATGAAAACGCCAAAAGAAAGATCCGAGATGCCGAGTTTGCCAAGAAAAATAAAGAAAACTATCAATTTAGACAGACTTGGAAATACAAGTATTTTGTAAAGCCGTATAATCGCAGCGTTAGTTTTATATTCTTTAAAACCATTAAAGTTTTATCTTTCTTATCTACTACGCTTTATAAGATAGAAAGAAATATCAGAATATGAAAGAAGAAAAAGATTCGGCATTTCTTATTTGCGATTGTTTTAGTCATGGACTTCTTGTCGAGAAGTTCGAAGGCGAAGAAGAAGTGTGTTTGAGTCTATTTGAAAGAGGAATGGATGGCAGAATCTTAAGATGGTCAGAAAGATTAAGATGGTGTTGGCAAATTCTTAGATACGGAAAGCCTTGGTCTGATTTTATAATATTAAATACAGAGAACCAAAAAAGATTAAAAGAGTTCTTAGAAAATAAATGAAAACAGTAACAATTACAAAAAAAGAAATAAATTACATATTAGCTTTGGCTAAAAAAAGGCACGACGCTAAATCAGATAATATAAAAAATACTGGAATATTAATGGATAGAGATCTTAATAATCCAGTCGAGAACTATTTGCCTCATTTTATAGGTATAGTTGGCGAATATGCGTGGGCCAAGCACACAAATAGATCTGTTGATGAAAATATATATGAAGTACGAGACTCTGAAGATTTTGATGGTGAGGAAATTAAAACAATAACTTATTATGGTCATGGCGAACCAGAGTTAAAAATAAAAGTTACAGAGTTTGACTCTAAAAAGCCAAAAAAATATATTTTAGCGAGAACAAATAAAGAAAAAATCTTAAAAGCGTTAACAGTAAATGCAGAAAATGCAATTGATATCGAACTACTAGGTGTTATCTCAAGAAACGATTTCGATACAAATAAAACAATAAAGCGTTACGGAGCTAAAAATCCATTGAATTATATCGTTGGTCTATCTAAAATGAACGAAGTATGAAATTCAAGAATTTCGAGGGTGTAGAATATACAGTTAATTATAATAAACCATTAGGGCGACAAAACGCTTCTGGTTTGTGCGATTCTCCAGAAATAGAAAGCCCTCAAATTCATGTTGATCCTAGGCTATTAACTCGCCGCCAATTAAACGTATTGATTGAAGAAGTATTTCATGCTCATCTATTTGATTTACCAGAAAGAAAAGCTAGAAAGTTCGCCGCCAATCTAGGTAAACTTGTATATAATAAGTTTATCGCAAAAAGTAAAGAATAATGTTTTATTTTTTCCCATTTACTTGTATGATATGTACAAATAGAATATAAGTATGAAAAAATGTTTATACTGCAATGAATTTATCGACACTGACAACGACGACTATCAAAAAGTCGGTAAAAAGATAGTTTGCATATTTTGCTACGAAGATTATGCAGATGAAATAGACAACAATCTTACAGATGATGATGAAGAAGAAGATAATTGTCGCGAAGAAGAATAAATAGTGTAATATATATTAGCGCAATATAAACTGTTCAAACTTTAATCTTTTGATTAAAAAACAGCAAGACCCGAAGCGCATCAAACTTGTGTTTTGACATCGGGTCTTTTTTCGTCCCTACTCCTCACTTTTTTCAAAAAATCTTGCATAAGCCGTTGACAACCTCTAAAAACCTGCTAAAGTCATCTCGTATGGAAAACCCATCAGCTAAAAAAGGTCGTGGTCGCCCCATTGGTGCAACCTCCACTATTGAAATCACGTTGGCCGAGCTTCTTGCGAAGCTTAACAACGATGTGAATGCCACTGTTACTGTTGGCCGTGTTTGGTATGGCAAGTACAGCAACGTTCCTACAGCGTCGGTTCAGGACGGTGATTCGATTCCTCAAGACATTCTGAATCAGCTTGACGAAGAGCCTGTTGCAGAGTTTACTATCTCTCAGTAATGAATCACTTCGCTGAACTTGTTGGACAAGAAGAAGTTAAACGCAAGCTTTCCTTTTATTTGGAAGCTCACGCTAAGACTGAACTTGTACCGTTTTTAAACTTCGTTGGCGCAAAAGGTTTAGGCAAGACCGCGTTTGTTCGCGAATTTGCTAAGAACATTTATAACACCACCGGAGTTAATAAGCCACTACTTGAACTAAATAGTTCTAGTATTAAATCGGGGAATCAGTTTTTCGAACAAGTTTTTCTGCCCCACATTCAAGATCAAGAAATTATTTGTTTCTTTGATGAAGCGCATTGTTTGCCAAGAGATTTTAGTTATGCACTACTATCTATTCTATCTACAGAGAAAGATCATGTAATAGAATATAATGGCGGCAAAAATAATTACATCTTCAATTTCAAGAAGCATCATTTTATATTCGCGACAACTGAATCAGATAAGCTATTTATTCCGTTGCGTGATCGATTGACGACGATTGAATTTGCAGATTATAACGCCAGCGAGTTGAGAGAGATCTTTCAAAAGTCTTTGCCAAATATTAATTTTGATGAAGACGCTCTTTCAATGTTGTCCGAAACATCCAGAGGTAACGCACGATCTTGCGTCCTTCGCGCTAAAGAAGTTAAGTTATATACAGACAGATACGAGATAACTGACTTCACAAAAGAAGATGCACAAAAGCTTTTCTTTATTCTTGGCATTTTACCTTATGGTTTGAATAGAATTGAATGGCAGATATTAAATATCTTGCGTAAAGAAGGTAGCTGTACTCTTTCTATGCTCGCTGCAAAAACTGGTTTGTCAAGAACCGCGATTCAGCGCGATCATGAATTGTATTTAATTCGTAAAGGCTTTATTAGTATTGATAGTATTAGATATATTACTACTAATGGATGTAAAGCTTTAGAAACTATAAAGAAATAGTGTAAGATATTCAAGCAAGCTTCGCAAGCATAGATGGCGATGCAGAGGTTTTGTAAACCTCAGAGCAGAGTTCAAGTCTCTGGCGAAGCTCCAATTTTTATGAAAAGAAGTTTGTATAAAGAAGAAATCCTCAGATTAAGATCTGAGGGCAAAACAGGAAATGAAATTTCTAAGCTTCTCAAATGTTCAAGAACATTAGTTTCTTATTACATAGATCTAGGTTATCAAAAAAGCCATCAAAATCGATCTAAGACTTTTAAAAAGACTAATAGATTTGCAAAGAAAGAAGAAGTAAGAAATAAGTTTGGCGGCAAATGTCAAATTTGTTCTTATGATAAGTGTCAAAGCGTACTGAGTTTTCATCATCTTCCCGGTACAAATAAAAAGTTTACTATTTCAGATGCGATAGTAAGACGTAGAAAATCAGATGAAGAATTAGTGAATGAGTTGAAAAAATGTATTTTGGTTTGTGCGAATTGTCACGGTGAGATTCATGCGGGGATCACAGAAATTCCAGAAGGTATCAAGAATCCCTTGACAATCAGTGAAAGTATGATAAATTGATCGTGTTCTTTGGATGCAGCAGGTAGTTGAAGGTAGTTTGAAATTTCTGCTAAGTCCGCTTGACAATCGAAGAAAGTGTGATAGATTGTCAATGTTCTTTAAATTTTGCGGGTTGGAGAAGAGGTCATCTCGTCACGCTCATAACGTGAAGATCATCGGTTCGAATCCGATACCCGCTAAGTTTCCCCTTGACAATCGAAGAAAACATGATAGATTGTCAATGTTCTTTCAATAATGCATCCGTGGCGCAATGGCAGCGCAGCGGCCTTTTAAGCCGTTGGTTGTGGATTCGAATTCCACCGGATGCACCATTTTTTCAGTTCTTTTACAATTTAAATTAGAAGATAGATGGCCCCATCTGAGGTTAGAATCCTTTTAGCAAAAGATGCGTATATGGGCTGAACGGAAGGATCTAAAAAATCTATTGAGCCTAATTAGCTCGCCGTGAAATCCTTAATCTAATTTTATAATTTTAAGCAGTGAAGTCACTATCATTACAACGTGTGTTATTTATGATAGATGGAAATACGTTTCCCGCTGCTTAATATATTTCGTTCTTTTAAAATTTAATATGTAGTAGTTTCTGTGGGCCATTAGCACAATTGGTTAGTGCAACGAACTCATAATTCGTAGGTTGAAGGATCATACCCTTCATGGCCCACAGAGACTATTATGTATTAGATTGTTCTTTAACATTTTTGACAAATTATTGATTTTCCGCATGATAGTGCAAGATTTCGTTGTGGGTGAAGCTGGTAGTCTAGCACCGTGACTTATAATCGCGGAGATAAATAGGGGCAGAACCTACATCCACAACCAAATGGCCCATTCGACTACTGGCTAGGTCATCAGGTTTTCAACCTGAAGAAGAGAGATCGATACTCTCATGGGCTACCAATTTTTGTTCTTTTATAACTTCGAATTTATTATATTTACTATAATATCTAAGTATTTTTGAGCTTTGTCTGGTTTGAAATAATTTAAACTAGATGTATCAATAATACATAATTCAATACTCTTCTCTAAGCAAGCTTGAAATTTACGCTGATCGTTGTTTTTGATTTGATCTAGTTTATTTAAACCATAAATTGGTTCGTAATGAAAAATGCCATTAAGCTCAAAAGCAAGTTTTAATATTGGAATATAAATATCTAGTTCAGAGTTAATTGTGTCTTTACGATTAAAATGAAATTCTAAATTTGGATATTTATTTGGTAATGCTTGTTCAAAGTATATTTCCATTTTTGATCTTCTGCATCCATGAGTCTTATGGGTATTATTATAAGTGGCGGCGCAAGAAGACGAACAAAAAGAGTTAGGATGTTTTTTTAATTGATTGCGTGTTTTTAAAAACGCTTTATCACATTGTCTGCACGTTACTTCTTTTCTTTTATCTTTCGCTTTAACGCTGCAAGCATTGGAGCAAAAATGATTCTTATAAGAACGTAGTTTTAGATTAGATTTTATATATTTCTGCATTTTCTCAAAATTTTGTTGGCAATAGTCGCACTTAACAGGTATCATCTGAGTAGCTTTAAAAGATAACATTTGTTCTATTGAAATTAAAAGCATATAATATAGTATACATGATAGAACTCGAAATGTGAAATTCTAAATTTTTCTCCTTGACTGGAGGCATGATCTATAGTAGATTATGTACGTTCTTTAAATTTTGGCACCATGATGTAATTGCTAGCCATAGCAGACTTAAAATCTGCTGGTCGAAAGACCGTGAGGGTTGGAATCCCTCTGGTGCCACCACTTTTGCAGCAATGAGGGCAGTCGTCACTAAGACGTAGTTTGAGGTACTGGAAATAATCCGGTATATTAGACAACTGAGCGACCTGATCTGCGAAAAAACATACAGTGCGCCCAAGCGATAATGTTTCTAGTCGCTTTACACTGAGTCAACAATGGGCAATTTTCAAAAAACTATTGACAATACTATAATAGAGTATAAGATAGTTGTAGATTTTAGTGGCCTCGTAGCTCAAATGTATAGAGCTTTCCGTTTCTACCGGACAGGTTGGGGGTTAGAATCCCTCCGGGGCTACCAATTTAATAACTCCACTGTAGCTCAATTAGTAGAGCGCAAAACTGTTAATTTTGATGTTGCTGGGGCGGAACCAGCCAGTGGAGCCATTTTTTAACTGGAGTATCGTATAGTAGCAATTACAGGACACTGTAAATGTCCCGGCGCAAGCCTACGCTAGTGCAAGTCTAGCTACTCCAACTCTTTCAATACATTTTAAATCCACTCAAGTCTACTTCATTAACTTTATATCCACTACTTAATGATGTTATTGTATTATTTACTTCAGTTATATAACTGGGAATATTTGTGCCTAAACCGGCCATAGCTCCAAATGTCATATACCAAGCACCAATTAATACCACCTCATTATTAATAATAGTAGAAACAATATTGCCACTGTCGCCGCCAATAACTGGTTCAAAATATTGCGCTCTATTAGGGTCTTTAGACATATTTATTAATGTATTTGTTGATCCATAAGTAATATTAATTAAACCATTTTCGCCAATCAAAGCTTTTCTTTCTTGATCAGAATACAACAAAGGAAAATTAATTTGCTTATCAAAGTATTTAAGATAATTAGCTGGCAACACACTGCAAACTTTTAGTGAAGAATCTACTTCTTTATCTAATTCACCAATTAATATATCAGTATTGGCGACTCGTTTTGTTTTCATGACGTTATAAACAAGTGACACATTATTATTGTTTATAAAGAAAATCATAAATGGCGAATTTGAATAAGGCACATGATTAGATAATAATACATGTTTCTTAGTTATAAGTGTTCCGCCGCCAACTCCTCCAAGAGGAACAATGCAAGCAGCATATCCAGTTAGATCTAAACTTTTTGCCCAACAATTAGTATTTCTGGGCCAATTATAAGGATTAGCATACGGTGTCAGCATTTCTTTATCTTTTTTTTCTTTAATGAGATTATCAAAGTTACTAGATATGTGAGAAAATAGATCTAATTTTGTTTGAACGGGAGGAATGCTAGAATTTGTGATTGTAATTTTTGTTTTGGGCGCATCATTTAAAGCTTCGTTCTTAGCTTCTGCGATTATTTTTTGAATTAAAATTGTGTGATCTGCGAGTAGTTGTTCTAGGGTTGTCATACATATTTTCTTACACCGAAAAACTCCGCTTGACAAGGTGAATTTTTTCTGCCATCATGTTCGCACGATTATGAGTGATGCAAATTTTTTCGAATTAAAGGGTCAGATCGTTAAAGAAATAACTGGTTTAGAAAAAAACAGCCCAGAAGTACATATTGTAACCAATCAAACAACTTATAAATTATATCATCATCAAGATTGCTGCGAAAGCGTTCTCGTCGAAAATGTTATTGGAGACGAGAAAGATATTCTCAATGAAGAAATAATCTTTGCTGAAGAAGATGCTGGCGCAAAAGATCCTGATTGGGCTACTGATTACGATCATGATTACTCTCATACTTGGACCAAGTATGTTTTAAAAACTAAAAACTCCAGTTTAGAGTTTTGGTTTCTTGGAGAATCAAATGGTTATTATAATGAAAACGTTAGTATTGAAAAGATATGAAAATAGTAATTAATAAAAAACACGGCGACTTTCTTCTTAGCGAAGAAGCTGTTCTATTCTATGGCGATAAGAAAGGTCTTAACATCATAGCTAAACAAGATCAAGCAATTAAAACCATTACTCATTACTTTCTAAATGAAGTAAAAAACGAAAATTTATTTGCAGAATGGGAGATCGAAAGAAATGATCCAGTTCTCGTTGAAGTTGTCGAACAGCTTGGCGATTTAGCTAATAGTTGTTATACTAAATTGAAGATTGTTGAAGTGCCTGATGATGTTAAATGGTATATTCACAATTATTACGGGAATGAAGAAGTCCATGAAGAGCATAGAAAGTGGTCCTAATAATATGAAATACAGATGCGTCTTTTGTTGCAAAGATAGTGAAGAAATTCCTTGCCAAAAATGTGGCAACGATCATACTCTCTACGTTAAAGGCGAAAAGCACACTTGTCAGTGGAGTCGAAGAACTATTTCCTCGATGGAATGTAAAGTGTGTGATAGAGTGATTAGTAACAAGGATTATTTTTCAGGTAATATAAAAGATATATGAAACCAACACCGGGAGATAAATTCATTCATACCGACATTATTGGTAGGAAACAAACCGTAACATACCTCGGCATTCGTCGAGAGGTTAAAGGATGTGAATTTGAGTTTTTTGTAGATGATAAAGGAGATAGTTGTTTTTTTACTGATACAGAAGTGAAGAAGATGGAGAAGAAAGATTAATATGAAAATGACAGATGAAAATAAATTAAAAATTGTAACCCTAAGCCACAACATTAAAGCCTTGTGCTATATACTTGACAAAAAAACATTCAGCGAACATTGTATCACTAGTGGTAATTTTATTGAGATTGATTATTTGTTTGATTTGGCTAAGAAATTGAAAGAAATGAACAAAGAAGAATGAACGAAGCCCAACTCTATAATCTTTATTCTCAAGATAGCAGTGCTTATAATGAAGGTAAAAAAGCACAAGACTTAATTATAATAATGAACGTATTGCATCTTAGACTTGAGCATAATATGCCGCTACATAAGATTGCAAAAAGATGCGGTATTAAAGTGAATAAGGTGAAGTTGATTTTGTTTAATTATCAAAATGAAAAAGAATAAACAATCATTTAACTCTTTCATTAAGAACCTGCCTTCACTAAAAGAAGTAGATTCTCAAGAAAGATTACCAAGTTATTTTGACATGATGTGGGATATTAAATATGGTTATCAACTATTTGAGTATTTACAAACAAGAAATAATCCAGATATTTATGCTGCTTTAGCCAAACATGGATATGATGCAAAAAAAATTAAAGAAAAATATGACTCCAGATCCTAATTTGTGGATAGAAGTCCCTCAAGAAGTCAAGGACGCAGCCCTGCTTCTTGGAAATTATTTCAAGAAACAAGGTATTGACGACTGGGCCTTGTATGATGTATGTTCGCGCAAGTCGCTTGACAATCTTGAAAATCAAGTCAAAAATCTTGAAACGCGGAAAGCAATTGAACGGATTTATAGATTAAATAATATGAAATACAAATACGATAAGAAGAACCTAGCCGATGCGTTCAAGAATCTAGCTGTATGGGTTGAGAATCTTGATGCCAAATCTAACAAAGATGTGATTGATGCCACTTGGGATAGGCTGGAGAGTTTGATGGAGAAAACCCAAGAGGATCATTGTGACATCTTTGGTACTGAGGGTTATGAGTTCAGCATTATGGGAAAAGATTGAAAAAAGTCAAAAAACCTTGAAAGATTCACTCGACTCGCAACGTATAATTAGTGTAGACTTCGCTCCAAGCGAGTAGAAGACTCAAAAAAAATAAATAATATGAGCCGCGAAACGACCAACGAAACAGTAAATTATTCTGAAATGTATGGCGATCAATCCAATAAATTTATCGCAAAAGAACATAAAAATAACGAACTAGACAATTTATACTATGCCCTTTATCGATTGTCTAATGCTACCAATGCTGTAGTTTCATTCATTAAAACAAATAATGACGCAATACAAGCTGCGGCTCTAGCAATCAATTCAAGAGCCATAGAACTAGAAAAATCAATTGGCCTCAATGAACCAGCATCAGGCCAAATACCTGCCACACCTAATGTAAATTAATGTCAGCAAATTTGCTATTGGGCCTACTTTGGGTATTAGGTGTATTAGTTTTTATTTTGATTTGGTTTATTTGTGGTATGATATATTTGATTGATAAAGATCCAATCGAATATTCAGAAGGAGCAGATAAATTAAATATAATCAAAGAGTATCTCATTTTAGGTCCGATGGCGTTTTTTATTGATTTTCTGTAAAATCAATAATAAGTTAAATATGAAAAACAAAGCTAAGTTAATCAATATTAAGATTCCTGAATATTGGATTGAAACGGCAATGGATTATCACGAATTTGAAAATATTGCATATAATTTAAATAGAATCGGCATTAATATCAAGTATGAAGAAATAGGACGTTTTAGAGATAGGCCTGAAAGCCGTGAATGTTATGAACTTTACGCTACCTATAACTATAAAGCTGTTTTTTGGATTGGAAAGAAACCAGTAGATTTCATCAAAGAAAATAAGATATATTATTAATATAAAATAACATGGAAACTAAAGAGCGAGTCTTCTGTAAAAAGAACAACAGAGAATCCACTTTGATCGAATCGCCAGTTTGCTGGAGTGGCGACACCTTGACCACTTGCAATTGTTGCAGAATGACTGTTTGGGATCGTGGGTTCAAAGAGCTTCATTCAGAACTAGTTGCAGATTAATCTTGCAATGAAAAAAACAGTTAAAAAATACATAAAGAATGCTACTCAAGCCTCGCCAAAATGCAGATTTATTATTGATTATAATACAAACGCTGTTAGATGCAATGCTCCAGCGACTCATAATTGTTCTGAATTTGGAATGTCGCTCTGTAATTTTCATTACTTTCAAAATTTGAAAGAGCTTGTTTAAACTTATCAGTTAGTCAAAAAAATAATTAAATTCTCAGTAAAGATTATTAATGAAATATGAATATCAGCACAAATAATCAAGAAGTCACAATAAATATAAACGGTGTTAACTACTCATGGTCCATGTTTGTTAATGGGTTCAAATATAGGTTTTTAGACGATAAAATCCAAGAAATAACCACGATAAAAAAAGAAAATAAGAAAATAAATAATATGTTTCCCGCTTATTATAAATCTATTCGTAGTAATCTTGTCGTTTTGGCTACTGGTTCCACTAGCGGAATTGTAGTTATTGGCAACAATCATCATAAATTAGGATTCATGTCTTCAACTTGGGTGGATTTTAATGGCGATTCGGATTGGATTAAAATTAATCAAGATGAATTCAATAAAATTAAAGCCGAACAAAATACTTCTGACCCAACAAACTCGAAATACAATAGTCTACAACTCCATTGCTACGAGCAAAGTCAGGAGATTAACGAATTGCATGGACGTATCAAGCTGCTGGAGAGTCACATTGAAACCCTTGAGGAATGTGGAAATTCTTTGTTTAATGGACTAACGAGAGATGAGGCTATGAAAAGATGGGAAAAAGCAAAGGAGACCAAGCCGTGACTATCACAATCAAATCGTGGATCATACCAATACTTATTACAGTAATTATGTTGTGCGTCATGTTCAGGCCATACCGTTCCAGTGGGCAGTATGACTTTGGAATGGTCTTTCGGCTGTTTTGGCTGATACCTATTGGAGCCGTTTGGATAATTTATATGGGAATTCTTTTAATTATTAAGGAGGCAAAGCCGTGAAAGAGTTTTATGAATCAGCAGTCTACGGATTTTTCATTGGGTTTTTTATTCTTATATGTTTTCTGTGCGGTGTACATCTTGGCAAGAACAGCATTAAAAAAGAAGCCGTGGAATATAATCATGCCGCATGGGTTGTGTCAGTAGATGGGAAAACTACGTTCAAATGGAAGGAGGCTAAGCCATGACCGACCTAGAAATCAATATCGCAATTGCTGAAATGTGTGGCTGGGGATTTCTTTCAAAAGATAAATTTATTGTTATACCGCCCAATAGTCCGTATAGCGTTCAACCGCTTTCAACAATTCCTGATTATGTTAACGATCTCAATGCGATGGCGGAAGCAGAGCAGTTTCTGGACTCTACGAATGGAGGAATCACAGACCCAAGTTGCTTGCGCTACGCATACGGCAGTGAGATCTACCGTATCGTTCCAAATGATATTCAACCATTCAGGGCATCAGCCCGTCATCGTGCAGAAGCGTTCTTACGCACAGTTGGAAAGTGGAAGGAAGTAAAACTATGAAATACCCAAGTTACTGCTGCCAAAAGTGCGGCGAATTAATTGGATGGATGGGAAGATTTATGTTTCCATTTTTACATAAATGTAAGTGCAAAAAGAAGTAAATAAAAAATATGAATATAAATAATCAAGAGACAAGCGAAAACTTTCATCTTCAAGAAATTGAAGGAATAAACAAAACAAATTACGAACTGCAAAATCGCATTCGCCAGCTTGAAAAGGTTTCAGCATCACTTATTGAAATTGTCGAAGGCGTTTCTAGTGAGCGTTGGAACGTAGATGGATTCAGGCTCAAAGATACTCCTGAATGGGTTGAATTTTATGTCACTGTCCGCAAATCAAAATAAATAAATTTACGTCAACAGCCCCTATAGCTTATAGCTTGGGGGCTTTTCTGCCCAATACTATAAAATTTATTTCACAAAATATGTATTTGGATGGAAATATGTCGATATTCAGTGTAATATCCTATGTATGGATATTACCAATCATATTAATGTAGATAGAACACTCAAAGAATTAGGCGTAGATATATTTAAATTAAAGCCTAATAGTGAAAAAAGAGTTTTTAAAATCTGTGAAATTTGTAAAAAAGAAGAGCTTAAAAAATACAGATACATTGCGGCCCTCAAGCAGACAAAATGTATAAATTGTTCTAACGCTTTAAATGGCAGGAACAATAAAGATAAGATAAGTGCGACAAATAAAAAATACTTTGAAACTCATATTCATCCTAGATTAGGAGTAAAACATACTGAAGAGACGAGAAAAAAGATAGTAGAAAATAGAAAACCATATACCGCCACAGAAGAAACAAGAAGAAAATTATCAGAAGCTAACAGTGGAACCAGAAATGGTTTTTATGGTAAAAAGCATTCTGAAAAAACTTTAGAAAAAATGCGCCAAAATGGTATTAAAAACGCTAGACGAGGCGCAGATTGTAATTTTTATGGCAAAACATACTACGCTAAAGTAGTAGAGTATCAAAGAAAAGACGGCAAAACTATCAAATTAAAAAGCAATTGGGAAGTAAAATTTGCTCAATATTTAGATTCTAATAATATTAATTGGGAATACGAGAAACAATCTTTTCCAATTACTTATGAATACGAAGGCAAAATAAAAAATGGCACCTACATTCCTGATTTTTTCCTTGACAACGAGGTCATTGAAGTGAAAGGTTACTGGCACAAAGATGCCAGAGTTAAATTTGATACATTTAAAATTCAATATCCGCAGATAAAAATAAGACTTTTAGAGAAAAAACAATTAAGAGAATTAGGAATATCGTTATGAAATATACGCCAGAAAATATTACTCATTTAGAACCAAATCAAATCTTTGTTTACGGAGCGAATGCGCGATTTCGCCACGGTGCAGGAGCCGCAAAATTAGCCTTGAAGTGGGGCGCGAAGCATGGTATGGCTGGCTTGGTAGGTCAAACCTACGGCATCCCCACAAAAGATCACAATATTTGCACTTTACCCCTTGACAAGATCCAAGTTCATGTCAATGATTTCCTTGCGACGGCGTTCTCTCACCCTGAATATGAATTTTTACTAACGAAAATTGGCTGCGGATTGGCTTTATACGAACCAAAAGATATTGCTCCCTTATTTAAGACAATTAAAACAGGAGTATTTGAAAACGTAATCTTACCAGAAGACTTTCACAAGTATATTTGAATTGTAATTCTTTTATGAACCTCAAAATTAGCAGAAAAAACCTCTTGACTGTGGGCTTGGCGGGGCTTATAAGCGCATAGATGGCATCGAATACAACGAAGTGAAAAAAACTGTGGATTTTGGTATTTAATAATTAGAGTTATGTTCAGTATCTTAATAAACCATTGCTGGTGTAGTGATTCAATATGGGGAGGTAAGTATAATTGTCGTGTGATTGCGAGACTCGACCAAATTCCCGTCAACAAATCTTATTATGATGCGCCAAGCGAAGATTGGACAAATCTTTTGGTGTTTGATAAAACACTACAGCTTAAACCAGAAGT